GCTGCTAATTCAGGTTGACTTCCATCTTGATCAACTATAACAGCTATTGTGTTTAATACTTTACCTAAATCATTACCACGTATTACATCTTGTAGTTTACCTATATCATCATTACTTATTGATTGGTCTACTACTCTTTTAATATTAACTTCATTTAATAGTATTCTTTTCTGTTTTGACTGCCAATCGTGTATGTTAAATTTTTTAGCCATGGATTGTTTTTAATTCGTTAATTAATTCGTAATAATTTAATAGATTAATAACATTATTATCATTTATAGATGATTTTTTACATAATGTTTTAATCATATTTTTTGTTTCATTTAATTTAATAACTACTACTTTATCTTTAACTTTTTTAGAATATAATGTAATTTGTTTTTTTACATTTTTAATTTCTTCATTTATATAAGTTTTAAGAGCAGGACTATTAGTAACACTATTAACATATTCTTGTAATAATGTTTTTTGATTATTACCTAAACCTCTGTACTTATTGTTAAACTTTTCAAGTAAAACTTTATAAGTGATCAATCTAGTATCTTTATCTTGTTTATTAAAACTTTCTAAAACAGTATCTATTTTTTCTTTTTGTTTGTTTTCTGTGATGTGTTCTAAAAGGGTAACTTTTGAATTAACTATTGATAGGGGAGTTGCACTATTATTTTCTAATAAATTAAAAACTGATGCTAATACTTTATAATTAGATATTTTTGATTTGAAAAAATTATTTATATCATAAGTATCCTTTATTTCTTTAATTAAATTATATTTTTCTCTTTTTAACTGAGATTTATTTAATTTATCATATGCTTCTTTTAATGTACTAATTAATAAAGTTGCTTTACTATTATTTTTATATTTTTTATTTGTAAAGGTATGGTATATTTTGTATTCACTAAGTAATGATGACTTACTATTAAAATATTTTTGAATAATGTGTAAGGATTTTGGTTGATTTCCCGCAATCGTATCGGCTGTTAATTGTCTTGTTAAAAGTTCGAATAGGATCCCAGTATTCTTGTACTTAGAATGTTTTAATTTCATTATAAATTGCAATTTATCTGAATATAAATATATATTTATTTCTGAAGCTTAATGTTTTTTTCAGATAAAAGTCCTATTTCTTCATCTTCTTTTAAAACTTGTTTTTTATTTTTGAATTTTTGGAGTGATTTCTTAATTTTTAAGGCTTCAAAAGTGGAAACTTTATTACCATCTGATGGTTTTTCTATTTTATTTACGTCTGTTCTATTTTTACCTAAAGGATCTCTACTAAAATTACTTTTATCAGAACCATATTTTTGAGGTTTTTCTATTGGTCTACCTGGATCCTTTTCATCATATCCTGTTGGTATTTGAGCGGGCCCTACTGCTTTGTCTCTTTTATTACCATATAATGAAGCTAAATCATGAGGTGTACCATATGATATACCTGACTCTACAGGATCATTACCTTCATTTTCAATTTGAGATATTCTAAATTTATCTATAGCATCAGAGACTTGTTCTTCTTTTTCATCTTCATATTGATCTGGTGATAAACCAAATACATTTTGATAAACCCAATCTTTTGAAAATAATCCTTTATCAATCATATCACCAGCAACTGCAGTTTTTGCTGTGAATAGTTCTACTTTTTCTTGTTCATAAATAATAGAAGGTGTAGTTAATTCTAAAGAAAAATCAACTAGTGATTCATCATCAAATCCTTGTGAATATAAATGTACTAATGCTATTTTAGTTAATTCTGATTCTACAATTCTTTGAACACGTTCTACTGTTCTTGCAAATCTGACATCCATCCCTGCTAGTGTTGATTTTCCTTCTACTCCTTCTTCGTAACCTAAAAATGGTTTTGGGATTTTAAGAGCAGCCATCATTTTGTGTTTTAAATATTCAATATCTCCTGTACCATCATAGTCTAGACCTTTTGTGGTCTCAATACGAGTTGCACTATCATTACCTCTTACTGGTATGTAAAAATCTTCAGTGATATTTTGCATATTATATTTTAGATTATAATCACCTGTGTTTTGATCTATATATGGTGTTTTTTTCATTTTAGCTACTGTTTCACCCATAAATTGTTCTACTTGTTCTGGTGGGATAGCTCCTACATTGATATAGAATGTTCTTTTTTCAGGTGCCCGCATAATTCTATGAATTAACATAGCATCTTCCATTAACATTAATTGTTTAAATACTTTACGAGCAGGTTCAAGAAAGGCTCTACCATAAGGAAGGTAATTTGAATCTGTTAATAATCTAAAATGGGCTACTTCATAATTTTCTAAAGTAAATTGGTCTCTTCTAATTGTATTTGTGGCACCACTAGCTAAACCATTAGGGTCAAGTGTAAAACGAGTATAAGATGGATTTTCGGGATCGGTTCCTTCTTCTCTTACTACTTCATAAACAGACATTGGTATAACATTATATACCCCAAATTTTTCTGATACTTCTAATTTTAAATAAAAATCTCCATATTTACACATGTTTCTAACCCATGTAGATAGATTAAATTCTATATTTAATACATCATAAAATAAATTATTTAAAACTTTTCTAACATTTTCATCAGCAGATTGGATGTTTAAAACATTACCATATTCATTTCTACATGTGGTTTCATCTGACATAATGTCAAGAGCTGCTGCGATAATAGGATCATGATCCATAGCTTCATAATCACTATAAAGCTGTAACCGCATTGATTGGTAATTCAGAGTTGGGTTATATTGTAAAGAAGACCCTACAGGTTTGTGTAAACGTGTAAATCTATCATATAATGAATTTGTAGCTAGGTTTCCATATTTTTGGATCCTGCCTGTGTCCATTACTTTTAATTGTTTTCCTCCTACATTTCTGATAATTACATCACTTGAGAATAATCTCTGTAGTCTTGAAAATAAACTAGTATCTGCCATAATCTTTGTTTCTAATACATATTAATCTATAAGCCAAGTCAAATCTTGTTGTCCTTTGTCTCCTAAGTCTTGTGTCCAACCTGCTTGTTTTTTACTAACTCCACTAGTATAAATAGTAGGAGCACTTCGTTGCCAGTTTTTTAATGTTGCGTTTGTTAAATCTATTCCTTGTTGTGCAAATTTTAATGCTGTGTCTCTTATATAACATCCTGTTGCTAAAGACATAACTAAATCATCATTATATCCTGTTTGAGCTTCTGCTCTTCCATTTTTCCATATAAAAGTTCTTAATTCTTCTAAAGTTCTTTGTCCCTGGATTATTAGTGATTTTTCTCTCATATAGGCATCTAATTTACCTATAGTTAAGGGTCTTGTTTTCATTGACATTGTAAAGCCAGGTACCATTTTAGATGTATCTGTTATGTCTAATCCTTTAGCTAAAAATGCTTCTGCACTTGTGGCTGCGTCACCTTTAGGTGAATAATATAAATTTTGATACCCTTTATCAATTACAATTTGAATTGTATTCCAACCTATATTTGCATTTTCAATCACAAGTAATGCATTATTATATTCAGTTGCAATTGCAACTAACATATGACCATATTCTTTAGTACCTATTTGACTTTTAAATTCACCAATTTGTTTACATTCTTCAATATCAATAATATGAAAAGCTGAATAATCTTTACTATCTCCTCTAGCTACGTCTGCTACTATTATATATTTTCTTGTATAATCGGGGTATTCCCATATATGTAATCCCCCTTCTATGCCTCTTTTTTCTACTGGTTCACAAATGTATGTTTCTTCAATAAATTTCATTATTTCATTTTCAAAAACTGTATGTCCTGATGTTGTAAAATCACAATCACATTCTTGTGATGCCATTCTTGATCCTAATTCATCATCTTGTTTATTTCTCCATTCTTCATTTCTTTCAGGATGTACAGTCCAAGGTAATCTAATAGAAACAAAACCATTTCTTCCCTCTTGTGCTCTAACCCACATTCTATGGAAAAAATTTCCTGTACCATTTGGTGTAGATAACACAATTGCTTTACCCCCTGTTGATAATGTTTGTTGTGATGAGCCCCAAATATCTTCAATCCTATTTTCTTCAATAAAAGCAGCCTCATCAATAATTAACAA